TAAAATAGTTCTAGCCATTACAGCTTCATGTCCTTCAGGTAAATCATCAATAGCTATATCATTAGGTACTGGTAACTCTCCTAGGTATCTTAACATTCTGTTAATACCATCTATAAATGTCATTGTCTTTCCTTATTTTTATTTTAATATTATCTACTATTAATAAATAATAGTAAAACAAAAAAAGCACTAAGTAGAATTAACCACTTAGTGCTACCAAGTATCTAAAGACTCCTCTTTAGTACCACTTAAGTAATGCGATTAAGCATTACCTCCTGTAATAACACAGCTACATGAAGGCTTTAATACACCCATACCATATGAATAGTATGAAGTTAATAAAGTAGCTAATTGCTCTGGAATATAGTTAGCTTCAGATGTAACATCCATAAGCTTAACAACTCCAATAGCATCAGATGAGAAGATAAGACCTTTTAATTTCTTATTAACTCCACCTACATCAATAGCAGTAGCTGTTGGTAAGTTATTAGATTTATAAATCTTAATACCAGCAACATCCATTACTTTACCAGTGTCTAATCCACCATTAGTTCCAGATGTAACATCTTTATCAATAGCTGATGATTGTGCTAAATAACTATAGATTAATGGAGTAGTAACAAAGTATTTCTCTCCAGTAACATCTTTAGCTTCCATAGCTGCTACTGCTGCAAAGATAGCTTCAATTAAAGCATCACCTTTAGCTTTAGGAGTAGCACCTGAATCAATAACATCATTGTTTACTTCTGTACCATCTGCTTGAATAGCTGCTCCACCAATTGTTCCTGATGTTTGAGAAGCTGTAACTAATGTAACTGCTGCTTTCTTATCAATCTTAACTGCTAATGCTTCACCAGCTTGTTTAGCTAATTCATTTCTTGTTTCAAAGTGAAGTACTTTCTCTTCAAACTTATCTACTGCCATTGCATAGTATTCTAATGCGTCAATGTTAATAATTCTTTCTTTAACTGGAATTGTTGACATTGTTAATTCTGTACCAGGTACATGTGTATGTGTATCTGTATCTGCTGCTTGACCTATAATAGGAAACTGTACTGATGAACCATTTTGAATAGTCTTAGTATTAACTAAGTTTAAGAATAATGTCTTTCTTTCAAATGCTGTTAAAACCATACCAGAATAAATCTGAATACTATTCTCCATGTCTGTTGGAACACCTCTTGTTCCAGCGTTGTTATTACCTATGTTTTGTACTGTTAGCGCCATGCTATTTTTCCTTCTATATATTTATTTTATTTGTTGGTATTCTTATTTATATTCCTCTTTAAGTTGTCTATTGTTTCCCTACGCAAGGTATTACTTCTAGGCTCAAGAATACTAATAAATTATAGAATGTATGTTTAAAGTCCATGTGACTGTAAATACTCTTTGTGTCGACTCATTTGAATATTTAATATTGTTATCGTTCCAAGATACTTTGGTTAATCAGGTTCAACAATAACTCTCCTTTAAAATAGGGTTATAGAAAAAGGAGATAAACCTATAACCCATAGATACTATTAAATAGTACCATCTCTTTTAGACGCTAAATACCTCTTATCTATTAAGTTTGTATATTTTACATCTCTACCATATAATGGGTTAGCAGTAGCTTTTTGCCACTCACCTTTATCATTAAATGCTTTTAATCCACCACTCTCATTAACTGATGCTGGTGTAATTCTATTTGGTTGTTTAGAAACTGTTGTACCAGCTTTAAGTTGCATGTATTCTAACAACTGTGTGGCACGAGCTATATTACCAGTTCCTACTGCTTCATTATAATCATTAATAACAGAAGCTTCTAAATTAGCAGCAGCCCAATCTACTAATTGTACATAGTTCTCTTCTCCACCAGCAACATTATAGATTTTATTCTTATATGTTTCTACTAGTGCATTCTGACCAGCTATATATCTATCTACATCATCTTTACTAAATCCTAATTTATCTAGTTGTTTATAACTATCTTCTGATAGGTTACCAGTTTCTAAGTATTCTTGATTAAACTTAGATACATCAACTTTAACACCTTCATCATTAGTAACTTCAGTAGGTTTATCATCAGTAGGAGCATCTACTGGTTTAATATCATTAGCCCCTAACTTCTTCTCTAGCTCTTGATAAGCTTTAATTAAATCATCTTGACTATTAAACTTACCTAAGATAGGTTCTTGTTTACTAGCATCATCAATAGGAGTACCATCAGGATTATAGCCATCAGGTAAGTCATTAGCTTGTCCTGATGTTTGTTCTATAATATCTTGTTGAGATTGATTATACCTATCTAGTGCTTGTTGTTCTAAAACTTGATTTTCATCCATATTGTATCTCCTTTAGATAAATTATTTAGATTTTACTTCTTTAACTACTTCTGGAGGAGTCATATCAATAGTATTTTGATAACCATTCTTTGCTTCTTCTTCTTTATCTCTAAAGTAGTAATCCATATCAGTAATGATATTCTTATTTTTCTTTTGTCTTTCTTCTATCTTTGCTTCATATAATGATTTCTTAGCCATTGTGTTTTCCTTTTATTGTTGAGGTGCAGTAGTAGCACCATTAACTACATTTGTAGCACCTTGCATAGCTAGTTGTTGTCCAGCTTGTGCTTGTTGTTCTTGGTCAATTTGACCTTGTGATTTAATTAAGTTAGTTACATCTAATCCTAATGAAGCACCAATAGTTGATATGTAATTATCTATATTCAATCTAGCTAGTACCATCTCTGGATTACCTAGTTCTTGTAAGAAGCTATTGAATTGTCTTAACTTATCTAATTCATTATTTCTACCTAATGCTTCTACACCAGTAACTATTACAGCATCTAAACCTAATGATTTAAGATTAACTTTACTTTGAGCTAGTAGTAAGTAAGCTAGTGGTCTTTGGTATTCAAGTGATAATACACTATATACACCACCTAATGCTTCTTCTAAATCACTAGCCATATACCTTATCTCAGTAGCAGTAGTTCTTTCAGATTGTCTAGCAACTGATGAAGCTACAAGAAAAGCTTGTTCTAATCTTCTAGTTAAATCTTGTATCATATTCATAGGTACTTGTAAATCACTACCTTTATCAACTCTTAAAGTAGATATATCATTCTCTAAGTCACCATATACAACAGCACCATTATCAGCTGAGTTAAGTTCATCAATATCTATTAGTGAACCTGGTTTCTTACCAAAGATAGTTCTAGCTTGTACAGCTGATGATTCTATTAGTAATTGATATAGACCTTCTAATGACCTAAAGTCACCTAGATATTGTTCTACTAATCCTCTACCATAATTTTCACCACTAATAGCAGTCCATCTAAGTGGTATATAAGGAAACTTATTAGGGTCATTATATTCTACTTCACTTCCTTCTACTAATGTTTCTTCTACTGTTTGATACTCATACCATACTTCATTCTTATATACTGCTCTAGTATAGATATTTACTTTACCATCTTCTGGTATATCTTCACCTAAAGCATCTATAATAGTCTGTGGTAGTGAATCTTTAACAGCAGTAGCTCTAGTAATGATTTCTATTGGTGTACCACTAAAATCTCTAACTATTACATAGTCATTAAGTTTATAAGTATCTAGATTAGCTTCTGTTTTATAACATAAAGCATTACCAGTAATAATTAAACTCTTGATTGCTTCAAAAGTTGGTACTCTTAAAGCTTCTCTTTCTATCTGTTTTAATATCTGTTGTTCTATCTGAACTAATTTACCTTCTACTTCACTTAATGCACCACCAACATCAGGATTATTCTGACCTGGTGATTGTGCTAGTGTTTCTTTAACATCATCACTTACAATTAATCTAAAGAAAGATGTATTAGGTGGTAATAGTGATAGTAGTAACTTACTTGATAAGTTATTTACTAATCTAGCTCCTAATGCTTGATAAGGTGTAGCTAACTCTGCTGTTTCAGTATGACCATCAGCTGGTAATACAGAAGGTATTGTTAATGCACTACAAGACCTAGCTCTAGTTAATACACTATTTCTATCACTATCTAATTTATTAAATCTTTCTTTAGCACTTGTAGCATCAATTATATCTTGAATATTTACATCATTAGCCATTATTCATCCTTAAATTGTACCTACTGCTTTAGTAGCATCACTAACACCAGATGATGCTCCAGTTAATGGTATTTGTAAACTCTTAGCACCAGACTTATTAGCTTCTTTTAACTTCTTAGCTTCTTCTTCAGGAGTAGCTGCTGTATCTTGTGTTACTGCTTCTGTTACTGGAGCTGGAGCTGGTGTTACTGGAGTTGGAGTTGCTACTGGAGCTGGCATATAAATATTTTTAGTTTTACCACCACCACCTTTACCACCACCACCACCATAGAATTTAAGGTCTAATTCATCTGATATAACCATTCCATATTCATCTAATTTTCTTCTAATCTTCATTTAACTTTCCTTATTTTATTTAGTTTTTTATTCAT